CGAGCCGTCGATGTCGGCGTTCGAGAACACGTTGCCGTCGACGATGCTGGCGTGGGCGAGATTCTTGAAGCAATGCTTGGAGCGCGCCGGGCCAAAGCAGACGTTGCCCTTGTAGATGAATTGCCCGATTGACGTTTCAGCGTAAAAAGTATGGCTGTCGGAGTATGCGCTGATATTGCCGACCATTTCGACATAGGTCCGTGGCCAGTCGCCGCGTGAATTGCCAAAAAAATGAACGTGGCTCGACGAGCCGTAATATTCGTTGCCGTGCATGACCGCGAACGTCGTGAAATTGCGGTTGTCGGTGCTGTCGCCCTTGCCCGGCCCCTGGCCGACCGTGTGCTGCCCGCCGCCGCTGAATATCAAGCCGCGCACGATCATACCCACGCCGCCGCGCACGCCGACGTTGCCCTTTATCTGTGGCTTGCGGCCCGCCGCGTCGGGCACGCCGATAAACTCGGTGCATCGTGCCCTAGAGCGCCCACCGGGGAGCGGCACGATCTCCCCCGCGCTATCATGTAGGGCGTGGACATAGACCCGCAGGTTGCCGACGCCGTCCGTCGTGTTGTCGAGCCCGGTCAGGTCGGCGGGGACCATCGCTTGGCGCACTGTCCACGAGCCGGCGCACAGTGCATCGATGTCAGGCGCCGCGCTGCCCGCGTGGGCGCGTGTGACGGGCTCATCCCATGCGGCCAGCGCGAACGGCTTGACCGCGACGGGGACGCCGCCGATCGACGGCAGGTTGTCGATGTCGATCAGGTATTGGTCGAAGTTTGCCGCCACAGGGCTTGGTACTGTTCCGGCGTCATCGGGGGGCTCACCATTGTCGGCGGTATCGGTTTCTTCTCCAGTGTCCGGTAGACCACCCGATTGCGATCCCAGCACCGGCTTATAAACCCAGAGCCCTTGGTTAGTTGACGCGGTGCCGATGCATGTCTGTGATTGGCCATCCCAGCTCCATTTGTTGTAAACCTTGCGGCCTGTCGTGACAGCCGGCCCCGGCACGTCGATCGTGAGCCACGCCACGCCATCGAAGCGGTGTAGCTTGTTCGACTTAGACCAGACAATTATCGAGCCATCCGGGATCACGCAGATACCCGGTCCCGAGCCGATGTCTGGCACGATCGACGCGGGGATAGGACCGGACAAGGCCACGTCCTTGGTGAACACGCCCGCCGCGTCGCGACCGATGAAAGCGATCATGTCGGAGTTCGGGTTGATATTCCAGTACCCGTTCCGCGCGTTATCCCAGGCGAAGCCGCCCGAGGCGTGGGCGCTGGGCAAGCCGCCCTGACACGCCCCCTTGCCCGGTCCTACCGGCATGAGCAAATCGAGCACGCAAGCCTTGGCCGCGTCCAGACCCACGACTTGTGTCGGGTCTTGGTTGTCGGTCGGGACCAAGAAAGGAAAGCGCAGGAACCGGCGACCGTCCGCCTGGACAAGGTCAGGCAGCCGCGTCCAGGCCAGCGTGACCGGATCGAAGCTGAAAACCGTGTTGCCCTGCCAGCCCTTCGGGATGTGATAGATTTTGCCGTCGTTGCCAAGGAATTTGCCGAAATAGGTATGCGACGAGGCCGGCTGGACGATATTGCCGCTGGCGTCCACGACATGAACCGTCTGGTAGTCGCCGGCAAGCCCCGCGTTCAAGGTCGCGTGCGGCACCAGCGTTTCGGCAACGCCGTTCTGAATATCGTAGCGGTAAACCCCGTTGTCGAAGCCATCGTCGTGCCCGCCGTTCGCCAGCAAATAGGCATAGTCGAGCCCGTCACGTACCCAGCCTACCCACGGGTCCGTGACAGCGCTGTACTTGCCATCGAAGCCCGCAGCGTGCGCGCCTGGGTCGATCTCGCGCAGCCAAGCATACGGCGCCGTCGCATCCCACGGCTGGCCATATTCGAGCCACGTCCCGGCAGCCATGTTGTTGATCGCATCGGGCACGCCACCCTGTGGCGGCGGTGTGGGATCAGGATCGGGGTCTGGATCGGGAGGGGGACACACGGGACATGGCGGTGGCGGGCCGGGGTCATGCTCGTGATTTTGTAATTCAAGAATTGCGTCGTTGAGGCTGTCGATCGTCGGCTGGACATCGTGGGCGTTTAACCCCCCCGACCACCAGAGCAACAGCGCAACACTTGTCAGAAAGGTCTTCATGGTTTCACCCGTATGTGTCTAGGAAATCCTTCACCACGTCCTTGCGATTAGCCTTGAGTGCCGCCAGTTCCTCCGGCGTCACGTCGCGGCCTTCATTGGAAGCTTTGTTGAGAATCTCGCTCGCTTCCGCCGCGGCTTGGAGAAGCGCCAGAATCAGATTCGTGACGATGATGGCTTGGGGCATGACTTACTCCGGCTGTGGCAGGGCGACCAGTGCGGCCCTGACGGTCGCTAGTTGACCGCTGATATCGTTCCCGCCCAGGACTAGGGTGTGGGCCACATCCAGCGCCACATCGCCTGTACGGACGTACTGGGCCGCGTCACGGCACTTGTCTAGCGCGATCACGCCCACGTCGCAGTGTGCCTTGAGTTCTCGGACAGCCGACGTGAAGCCGACTTCGAGGGCGGCGAGTTTCTTGGCGGGAGTGTCGATGGATAGGCCCTGGCATGCGGAAAGGACCAACAATACACATGCCAGGGCCATCGCGGGCTGTACCCGCATTCTAGCCGATCGCACGACGGATACCAAGCGCGGAGAGTGCGAGTTGGATGGTCGTCTCGGGGTCGATGTTGATCCCGAATGCGGTGAGAATCGAGTTGTCGAACCAGCCGACGATGCCAATAACCAGGAAAACGACACCCGTGGCATAGGTCAGCTTGCCCTTGAACAAAGTCATGGGATTCATGCGTATCTCCTACGTGTAAGACCAGACAGCCGGTCGAAGCGCGTGCTCGAACTCGCCCGGTTCCAGTGTGTCCAGGTGGATAAATCGCTTGTCATGCGGGCCGTGTTGCTTGACGCCGATCCCGCGAAACGCCCAGGCGTGAGTCATTATCTTCCAAGCCAGCGTCCCGGACGCCTGGATGTCCGCCGCCTTGCCCGTGGGGTGCGCCGGCCCACCGCCCACCCGCGCGTTATGCACGGCGCAGCGAAATCCCGACGTGACAATCATCGGCGTGTGGATCGATGACCGGAGGCGTTGCAGGTATTCCATGAAATTAGGGGCCATGGCAGCCTGTCCGCCGCAGCAATCCTCGCCGTGACAGCGGAACTCATCCTCCGAGAAGTTCGGGTACAGGTCCCAGTCCACTACTGGTTGCGCCTAATTTCACCGATGCCGCGGCTAATGTCTTCCAGAAGCGCCCGGTTCTCCGACACGTCTTCCTGCGTGTCCACCACGATCTGCTCGATCACGGCTTGCCGCTTGTCGATGACGTGGAGCTGCTCCTCTGCGCGGCGAATTTTGTTCTGTGTCTCTAGCGGGTTCGGGTCGTGGTGTACTCCACGATGGGTCGCGACCGACAGGCGAGTCGTGTCCTGGACCTGCGTCAACAGGTTAATCTGGCCTTGCAGTGCAACGGCCTTGGTGTCTATCGCCTTGTCCAGGTCGTAGTACGCCCCGAAAATTGCCGCCAGCAACAACAGTGCGGGGATCCCCACTTTCAGGCCCTCCATGAGAGTCATGGTTACGACTCGCTTTCGCCGTAACCAATATATTCAGCACAAACGACATTGATCGACTTGATCCCACGCTTGGCAGCCTGCGTGTCCCCGTGGACCTCCTCCTTGATGAAGATGTCCGCGTGGTCACGGCATGCCTGTTCTGTCGGGAAATGCTCCCGCACCGTCTGGTACTTGCACGGGATGTGTGTTGGCGACATTGCCGCCGTGCCGAAGCACCATACAACGAGTAAGCCGTACATGCTGGCCCCCTGGTCATGTCGCCAGATTCGGGTTTATCGTGTCTAGTGCGGCCGAATCTGTCGCCGTATTGATTGCTGAAACAGTCTGTTGGTACTTATCTCGTAAGGTCGTGTCTGTCGCCGTCGCCAAATATCGTTTCACGACACGCCGAATAATGCGTGCCTCGATCGCCTCGCGCAGGGCCACTTTCCTGGCCGCAAGGCGGTCGGCGTTGTTGACGCTCTGATCCTCGATAACCGCCGTTTCTTCCGCCGCGGTGAGCTTGATCCTGTGGCCATTTTCAATGCGGTATAAAGGCATTACACGGCCCCCCGTCGCAGTCCGTACATGGAGAACATGCCGCCATCGATGTTGCCGCCGCTCAGGAAGAACCGGAATCCGGTAATCGCGGTCGTGTCCGTCCAGGAAGACGAGCCGAAGGACGTGTGAACGAGCGCCCCGTCCGTCGCGCCAACATGCCAGTTGATGATGGAATGGTTCGTGTCGTCGAGCATGGAAAGCTGGACCCAGCCGGAAGCAGCCTCAAGCGAGCCGTTTGAGAGGGCAATTCGCGCCGCTGCCTTCGTGTCTAGATTAGCGCTGACAGCGTCCGTGCCGCTCGCGATGTAATGTTCCGCGTTGTAATACTCGTTCGAGCCCGATTGCCACGTCGGCGTGGCTCCCGTGCCGACACGCATTTCGAAATCGTTCGGCGTGGAGACCGCTGTCAGGCTCGAAATCTGCCAGTGATAGACGTCATAGTCAGTCGCGTTCAGGCTCGTGAAATCCACGGACGTGACACTCGTCGTGACTTCGGTCGATTCAAGCCACTCCCACCACGACTTGATCCGTGGCCCGTTTACCGGTCCTGTGACAGCGCGGGGCATTAGACCGTCGCCGAGGCCCTGTTGACCCAGCCGCTAATCGCGATCAAGCCCGTCGCCGTGCAGTACGCGCCGATCGTCGCCGCGGTGCCGGTCAAGGTCAGGCCGGGGGACACGACATGCAGGCCGTCACCGTCCACGATGTCCTGGCGAATCTCGTCGGCCGTGGCGGTGCCGCCCCAGTGGATAATCACCCGCTTGTCCGTGGTGGCCAGCAGGTGCGCGTAGAGATAGACCTCTTCGCGGTCGCTGGTTCCCGTGGTCTGTGGCGTGTGGATCGACTGGCCCGGCGAACTCGTCGAGTCCACGGAAATCGGTCGCCCGTTCGTCGAGTTGCTAAGAAGCTGTCGGCTGTATGTCAGTGCCATCTAAAGACTCCAAACGTCGCTGGCGACGATATAATTCTCGGATTCACGAAAGCCTATGCCGTTCTCAAGAAGCTGCTCGGCATTCACGGTCCCGGCCCCCAAGTCGCCACCATCGGGGTTCCCGACTACCAATCCCGACTGTATTGTAAGGCGGTCGGTGCCATCGGTTGCAACAATGACCCGCTCGCTGCCCGAGTTGTACTCCGCGCGTAAGCTCGCGACAGTGTCATTCGTGTCGGACCCAAAAGACAGCTTGCCGGCGTTTGCGTCCGGGACATGGATCGACAGCCCCGCGTCACCGTTGGATTCGATCAATAATTCGTCCGCGCCCGTGTCAATCGTGATCGTCCCGGCGTCGCCGGTCTTGATTGTCTGCTTGGCCGTGAAGGTGTTCGCCGCGTCGAGCTTGGCGTAGTTGCCTTCAATGGCCGTGAGGCGCCCGTTAAAGCCCGCCGTGGCCAGTTCGGCAAGCTGGTTGGCGTTCGAGTAGGTGTTGATCCCGACGATCAAGCCTTCCTCGCCTGGGTCGTCCGTGATCACCAGCGAGCCGAAGGCGGCGTACACGTTGGTATCAATCCCCTCCGCGAGGGACTTGACCGGGTCGCCTAGCTTGGTCTTGTGCTTGGCCCACTCGACCTTGTTGGCGTTGGACTGCGTCCCGTCGTCGGGCGGCGGACTCGCGTTGTAGCCAACGATCGTGACGCTGGTATAGGGATTGGCCATCAGGCAAGCCTCCACATGCTGCGCGACACCACGGCTTGCGCCATGTCAGCCGGGTTCACGCCGTTCTCGAATAAGCCATTAGCCGCATTGATCGCGCCCGCCACGTCGCCGCTCGACGGAGACCCGATCTGGAGACCTGTCCTGATTGTCAGTCGGACGGTGCCACCGGTAGAAATCGTGATTTGCTCGGTTCCGCTGTTGTATTCGGCGGAGAGTTTGGCAACGTCGTCTTGGGTATCGGAACCAAAAGCCACTGCCCCGGCATTGGCGTCGGGTATATGAATGGAGAGACCCGCATCGCCGTCACTTTGGAGCAAAACCTCGTCCGCGCCACTAGCAATACTGATGGCCCCAGGACTACCCGTGCTGATCGTTTGTGGACCCGCCGTGAAGGTGTTGGCTCCAAGCGTTGCATAGTTGCCCTCGATGTTCCTGATCCGCTTCCGCATCGACTGGACTAGGTGGAACACCATCGCCCGCGCCGCGGAATAGAATTGCTGACTGATCGTCAGGCTCTCGTTGCTCGCGCCGTCGAGGAAGATCAGGCTCGCGAACGCCGCCGTGATATTCAGGTCAACCTGCTCAAGTAGGTCCTTGATCGGGTCGAACAGCTTGTCCGTGTGATAGGACCACTGGACTTGATCGTCCGGCTTGATCCCGCGATCAGGCGGCGGGCTCGCGTTGTAGCTCGCGATCGAGACCTGGGTGTAGGGATTACTGGGCATCGACTTGTTCCCGTCCTCTCGGACCCAAAACGAAGTCCGGGACACCAACCTCCACGAAGTCCTTGGCGGACCTTTCCATATCCGCCGCCGTCTCCATCATAATAGCCGTCATGACGCGTGCCGTAGTCAAGTCCGACGTGCGGCCCTTTGTCCCCGTCATGAAATTCCGGAATTTAGAACTCAACATGAGGCGCCCGACTATGGCGTTCGACGCGCCCTGCGTGAACGCACTTATAAAACCCCGTAAGCGGCTCGTACCACCCGTCGTTACCGCCTCGATAGGCATTCCGGCCGCACCGATCAATCCGGCGCCGATTTCACCCGCTTGCAATGCCGCGCCCACGTCCTGCATGTCTTCCATGAACGACGCGACAAGTCGCTGATTCCGCAAAAACTCGATTTCTTCCGGGAGAAGCGTCGCGGCGAGCATGCCCCTTTTTTCCAGCGCATCAATCGTGGTGCTCAGTCTCTTAAAATTGACCTGGGAAAATCCCTTCTTTTCCGTTCGCCCCGAAGCGTCCACGATATGCTGGAACAGCGCACCGCGCAGTGCCTCGCCCTGTGCCGACTGCTTGCCGCCGCTGTTGGCTAGAATCCGCCCCACGTCCGTGGGCGTGCCTTTTTCCACGACGAACAGATGCCGCCCTTGTCCTGCTTCGACCGTGTCCCTGGCCTTCCGCGCCGCGGACGATTGCCACGCCTCGTGCGTCCGGCCCATGCCGCGGAAGACGACATGTTCGTCTGGCGTGAGTAGCGCGCTTAGTGCCCGTGGGTCTCGCCTGTAGCTGTCCAGACGCGCAATTATTTTTTCCGGCTGCGACGCAAGATCATTCTTGAACGACTCTTGGACAGTAGACCAGTGCTCTGGCGCAATCCTCTGCATCATACGCATGAACCGGGCGTTCCCCGGCTGGGTCACTTCGTCCAAAATTTGCGCGTTGTCGTAGATGCCAGTCTGGGCGATCATTCGCGTGTGAGCGGCGGTCATGAGTGTGTCGCGCTTGTGATGGCTTATCGACGCCGCTTTGTATAATTCCTTGAACCGTGGGCTGCCCCCGATCGGATTGTCCATCGCGTCCGTTAGGGCCGACCACAATTGCGCCGCAAGACGGTTCTCTTGCGTTGGAAGCGCGCCCGGTTGTGGCGTTTTTAGGTCATACAACGAGCTTCGCAGCGCCTTAATCTGGTCGAAAGCACTAATGTCCTGGAACATGGCTACCCGCGAGTCCAGTGACAGGATAATCGTGAGTTTTTCCGCCAGTGCCCCGTTCGGGTCAAACGAAACTTGCGTCCCTGATAATGCGTCCCTCTCTGCGTCGGTCAGCGGGCGCTCAAGGATTGCCTCACGAGCCGCCACGCGGGCGTCGATGATGTCTGGGCGCAGCTTGCCGCGCACCCCGCCGCTAATTTCCTCCGCAACCTCCTGGGCTTTGCTGATCTCGAACTCGACACCCTCAGAATGTTTTGCCGCCGCAAGATATTTCTTGTCCCGGCTCACCTTCGTGACATCGTCAAGGTGCGCCGTCGCGAGTTGTAGGGCGCGCCGTCCCGCCGCGGGATTCGGCGCAGGAAAGTCCCCCAACATAGCCAGTACATCGCGCTCCGCGGCATCCACGACAGTCGCCAAGTCAACGTCGCGCATTTCCCGCAGGTTCACGTCCGACAGCGCCTCATAGCGGCGTTTCATGCCCTCGATAACCGCCTCGGACTCACGAAGCCTCTGAGTCTCGACCGGCTTGGACGTGCGTTGCGCTTGGCGTTCCGCGACGCCAGCAAGCGGATGGAGTGACCCAAGGGGCAACCCTTCCTTGACGCCCGCGTCCCGCAGGGCTTTGTTTGCCTTCAATTCCGTCTCGCTCAACTGAACCGCACCCTGGCCTTTTTTGACGCCATTCACCAGAAACCGCATAGGGGCGAACAAAATCTCCCCCGCCGCCGCCAGCCCACCGGACAGCACGGACTCTGCGGCCATTTCATTGAGTGCAATCTTCTCGTAACCACGCGCATTTTCCACGGCCAAGTCAGCGGAACGACCCGCAAGCCCGCCGCCAAACTGGTAGGCCGCGCGTCCAATCAGCTTCCGCCCCGCGCCCGCGATGCCGCCCGCAATGGTCCCTAGTGTCTCAAGGTTGACCATGAAACCGGCAACGTCGGCTACGTCCGACAGGGTCTTCAAATCATCATTGTCCAGAATCACCGCGGCATCGTCGTTCGGGCCACGGAGCGCCACATTTTGCCCGCCGAATGGGTCGTCCAAGACGGTGATGTCGTATTGCGGATAGCCGACCTTCAACTTCTCGACGCGGCCTTCAAATGTCTGGCTACGCGCGAGATCGAATCGTGTCCCCGGCTTGTCAAATTCAGCCACGGCCCCGGTCTCCGTGCGCGCCAATGGGCCGGCCTGCATTTCAAACGAGCCTTCGCGCACGGCTGCGCGCTCCTGCCGGTTCATATCGGAAAGCTGTTTTTGGACAACGCGGAACTTTTGTGCCTCCGCGCCGCCCGTGACAACGTCACTCGGCGATGGCGGCGGCCGGCCGACCCGGTCTTGTTCGTCCTGTACGACGCGGAATTTTGGCACTACTGAATCGGGACCAGTTTCCCGCCTCCCGGATTGGCGGGATCGGCAACGCGAGTGTAACGATTCCCGTGCTCATCCTCGATAATCACGCCGAACGGCATGCTTTCAAGGTCGCCGAAGTCCTCTTGCGGTTCCGCGCGTGTCGTGACGGGCGTCTGTGGCGTGCCAAAGTCAGTCCCGAAGAACACGTCCCCCGACCTCAGTTGCCCCGCCGTCCTCGATTGCAAGTCTTCGGTCATACTAATGATCTGGTCCATCGTTGCTATGGCGACATCCGGGTTCGATGTAAGTTTTTCCAGATTCGACGCCCGCCGAAGAATCTCGATTTTCGGGTTTGTCAGGCGGTCATCATTGTCTAGGACGTAGTTCGCCATCTGGCCCATGGTTTGGAGAAATTGCGATCGCGCCGTCAGCGCCTTATTCACCGTCTCCGTGTCCAACCCCAGCCCCGCTCCGATAGTGTTCGCGATCGTCTTCGTAATGGCGGTCTGTTGCGCGGCGGCACCCACCGTCCGGCTTACCCCTGCCCACAGGCCAACTGTCTGGTCATTGATCTGTGCCCGCGACGCTCTCGCCGATTCGAGCAATCCAACACTCGCGTCGAACCGTGTTTGCAGCTCCCGTCGCATGACCTTGTCAATCTGCCCACCAGACTCCCCGCCCGTGTCGATATTGATGGTCTGGCCACCGCCAAGTTCCGACTTGATAGCAGCGTCCCTGTCCACCCCCGGAATCTGTGAAAGACCCTCAATCGTCGCGCCAGTCTCCTGTGCGTCGCCGCGGCCCACGCCCGCGCGATACTCGGCCTGCGAGGGGAGCCCGCTAATAAGCTCCCCAACGAAATTTTGCATTTCCGGCATGGTCTCAACCATGCTGTTGAGCACACCTTCAATCTGTGCGACTTCCATCCCATCGTCGACGAGAAGACGTGTCGCCGTGTCCGTCAGCAACTTCTGTGCATTCCGGAACTCTTCCGGGTTCATGTTCGCCGCACCGGTTGACGACATTTGAAAAAGGAGTTCCGCACGCCCTTGCGGGTCACTCACACCCACGGCGCCCAGTGAAGCCGCTGTCTCCTGTTTCAGGCTGTCCACCATGGCGGCAAGGCTTGGCGGGACTTGTTGTCCTGTCCCCGTAAGTTCGCCAATCAATTTTCCAAATTCGGATAGTTGTGTGCTGTTGCTCGTAGCACGCGCACGCGCAGCCTTTGCCCCATCCTCTGCAACCGCGCGGCGGAACTGACTCTCTTGAACACCAACTGCACGGTCTCTTAGCTCGAAGTCCCTATTCGCGCGCCGCTTGTCTTCCGCGAAGGTCCGCTGAAATCGTTCTTCTTCACGCCGCGCGGCAAGCGCCTGATGGATCGGCGTGAACAGCGCGCCGACAGGATCAAGCTGCCCGCCGAATGCCTGTGCCCGGAAAGGCTGTATGGAGTTAATTGCCATCGATCTGCTCCTTTAACTCCTGGACTTCCGCCGACAGGGCCTTGACCGCCGACATGAGGACGCCGGTCAGGTCCAACAGGTCGATCGTCTTCCCATCGCCAAGTCCCGTCGCGTCGTGCCAGTCCTCGGCATAGGTCCCGACGTGTTCGTTGTCGTCCTTGAAATCGGACTTGTATCTCCAGATTTCGATCGGGAGGGTCTGCACGATCGCCAGCGCCGCGTCGTGATCGACCGGGCGTCCCGGTAGCTTGTAGTCGCGTGACGATGCCATGAACGAGCTTCCCATGACAGCCGCCGCCGACAGCGCCTTGGACTGGTTCGGGCTACTCGTTGCCGCAGCGCCACCGCCAGCCGCCGCGAATCCACCGGACGTGCCAGCCTTCGTGATGTTCGAGCCCGCGGGGCTCGATGGGCTACTAACCCCAGGCGACAACGGCCCCGCGCCCAGTGACAGGACGTTACCCAGGAAACCAAGCTGCTGCGTGCTGGTGAACAGGTCGTTATAGGCCCGCTGCGACGCCGCCTCGGTCTGTAAATTCGCCTCTGCCATGCCGATCTGTAGCGCCTGTTGCGACGCCGCGTTGATGATGTTCGCCGACACGCCAAGCTCGGACAGTTCCGCCTGAATCTGCGCGATCCGGCTGTTGACCTCAAGCTGGATGCCCTGCATTTGCTGCGCGTACAGGCCAGCTTCCGCCTGGGTCAAGCCAAGCCGCATGCCCACGAGCTGGGCTTGCTGCGCGATATTCTGTTGATCCAGCACAAGCAAGTTCCCCGCCGTGCTGATCAGTGCCCGTGTCTCGTCCAGGACCGCGCGCTGCTCCGCGACGGTGCCCAGCTCGCCAAGCAATATCTGGCCGCGTGTCTGCGCGATCTGCGCCGTCGCCGCCATCTCTTGCTGGAATGCCTGTGCGCGTGCCGCTTCCTCGCGCTGCGAGAAGTCCATTTCAAGCCTACGCTGCTCGTGTAGAGCAAGGCTGGACCCGGACAGGTTCCTCTGCGCGAAGTTCTCACGAAGGTTCCCGCTCGCCGCGGCGCGCTCGTTCCGGACCTGATTGACCAGCGCGTCGGTCAAGCGCCCGAAGCCCGGCTTGATGCTGTCGGACACGCCCGCCAGCTCGCCTTCAAGCGCCCCGAAGCGCGAGCCGATACCGCCCGCCGCGTTGAACAAGCCACCGGCTTGCGGGATTGTCTGTTGAATCTGGCGTTGCAGCAACGCGTTGCTGTCAAACAGGCCCGATCCCATTTGCTGGAGACGGACCAGACTTGGGTCGAGCGCCTGAACCCCCGGTACTAAGCCCCCGACCTGCGAGTTAAGCCCGCCGATCTGGCCCGCCGCCGCTCCCAACTGATTGAAGGCCTGGCTGTTGCGGTCAAGAATGACCTTGGCGCCATCGCGCCGGAAATCGAAACCCCCCGTATCGATATCGAAGAACGTCTTCTCAATGGATTGCTGCACGGGCGCGGCGGAAACATCCTTCGTGTTCCCCGTGAAAATATCGACAATGCCGCCCATGTCACTTACCTACGCTTTGGAATAGTGTCCCGTCCTCGCCGTCGGGGTAATACCCCAGAACCTTCCCGATCGGACGCAGTAGCCCATAGTTACATAGGTGCCGGAAGTAGCCCAAGTTTGCCTCTTGCGTGGCAATCATGACCAAGTGCGTCTTCTTGAGCGACATGACGAACCGCGCGCCGATATCGACACGAAGGCGCGGCGTCGCTTCCGGGAACCATGCAACGTGCGGGTACGCCTTATTGTTGTCGTAATTCACGATGATCAGGCCCACGGGCAGCTCGTTCGCGGTCGGGATAATCACGCTCCCGCCCGCATCCATGAACTTGCCCAGCCGGTCAGTCATGACCCAGCGGAACTCTTCCACGTCCATGTCTTCCGGCATACCGTCGTATTTCGAGAACGCGCCCCGCTTGTACGCGGCCCAGATATATTTCAGATGCTCGTGGCTCGCCGGCTCGAACGTGATCCCGCCGCGGTGAAGCAGGCGCCCGCGCTTGAGCCTGCGTGGCTTGTTACGTGGGCGAGGTACGGAACTCGATTCCGACTTCTTGGATGTCCCATTCGTTGCCGCTGGTGACGGAGACTTCAACTTGGATGTGGCTGGAATGTCCGGCAGCGCCCCAGTCTTGCCGGTAGATTCGGGTGCTGAACGTGCTTCCGTAGAGTGTGTCTGCGTCTCCATAGTATTCCTTGTCTCCGTTGTAGACGGACACGGCCGGGTTTCCCGGCATCTGTAATTCGATTTCCTGGTCGTAGATCGCCACCCCGCCGCCGAGAATCGTCAGCGTCGCTGTCGTGTCGAACAGTTTCCGGTAGTGAATCCAACCGGTGATATCGAAAATGTTCCCCTCGGGAATGGTGATCAGGCCCGATCGCCGCGTCGCGGTAATCTCGTCCTGTCCCCCGTCGAGCCCGCCTGCCCCGTCGAAGACGAAGATGTTCCCCGTGCTGTCCCCGAAATAGACCACGTCATTCGACGATACCGGATCGACCAGCGCCATGACCGTCGTGGGCGAGAAGTCCACGTCATGCTCCGTCGTCCACTTCGACCATGGGGACAAGCCCTGCGCCGCCGGGTCGGACAGCATCGGCTTATACATGACGTAGACCGCGTCCTGCGTGCCTGGGAAGCAATAGACCCGCTGCAAGCGCCGGTCATATTCGATCGTCCAGCTAGACTGATCGTCAATCAGGCTGTTGATCTGGATGCTCAGGTCGTTCGATTCCACGTCGCCGAAGTTTAGCGTGCCGCTCAGTGTCTCGATCCGCCCCGGCAAGCCCATGACCACGTCGTTGCCGATGTTCTTCATGGCTTCCGCGCCGACAACGGCGGACCCTACATGAAACTCGTTGATGTCGAAGTCGAAGGCGTTCGCGCCGGCCAGGATGTAGAGGCGGCCGCGCTCGGTCGAAATCAGAAATTGCCCGAAAGCGGCTTCCAGGCCGTTGATCGGTCTCAGGTCAGGCACGATGATAAAGAAAGCCGCGCTCAGTCCCAGGCTGGAGGACGGGCGATTGGCGTTGGATAGCTGCTCGGAATCACCGACCTCTGACCCCAGCACGACATGAGGCGTGTCCGTCGTGGTCTTGATATTGGCGAAGAACGCGCGCTCACGATGGACCCGGCAATACTTGGCGAAGAAATTGGACCCAAGGTTGTGCGCGAAGTCCTCGAACGTGGTCCCGTCCCACTTCTTGACGACGGTGTTCTTCTCCAGGTCCGTGACAATCACGATTTCGTCGAGCGTGAAGTTGTGTTCGCGCGGCCCGCGCAGCTTGGTCCCCGCCGCGACCGTGCCCACGGACGTGAATGTCGTGGTTCCGTCCCATTCGTAGACTTCCGTCCCGGCCTGGATCAGCGTCGAGACAGTGCCGTCCTGCTTTATGAGCTGGGCATAACCGTTGATTGCTCCCGCGTTGGGCGCAGTGGCGACCAAGTCGAAGGGCTTCCGGCGCTTAAAAGCATGGTACTGCGCGTCGAGATCGAAATTGAGGCTGGCATCCACACACTCGGAATGGTGAACGTCCGCGGTTCTTCGTCGTGCATTGAGCCCTCCGCCGAAGGTGAGGACGATAGGACCTTCATTACGCGCCACGGCGGACACCCCACCGCTTACTTGCGGTCTGGCGCGTTGCCGTCTGGACCGCGCGGATCAAGCTGGACTGGAACAGCGAGGAATCAAATTCCTTCTTCATGACCCGCGTCCAGCCCTCCGCGCAGACAGGCACGAACGCGTCCGCGACCGTGTCCGAGAACGGTAGTGTCTGCGTCGCCATCGTAGACGTGAGCTGTAGCCGCTTGTGGTACAGGTACTCGTAAGAGATACCGTCCTCGTCGCTGGTCGGGTAGCTGTCCAGGACCACGTTGCCGCTGATCGGGGAAATCACGAACGCGTCCGGCTCGCCGGTATAGTCCGTCGCGATAGGCCTTTCCGCGAACAGCTTGTCGTAACCGCCCTTGTACTCCCGCAGGATGCGCCCGTTGGTCACGCCGCGGATAATCATCGTGCGCTCGTCGTCGCCCGCCATGCGCTCGAAATCGGACGGGACCGTGTATTCGTTGGTGTCCGTCACAAGGTTCATGGTCGCGGTATTCACGCCGCTGGCCAGCATGCCGAGATTGTAGAGGACGTGCGTCGCCTCGTTCCACATCATGATCATCAAGTCGATCTGGACCTGACGCCCGGAATCCACGAACGCCCCCGTCGCGGTCAGGCCCGTCGCGGTGGACGTGACCGTGGACGTGGCAAGCTCACCCGCGTCACCTTGAATGACACGCACGCGCTTCAGGCTGGCATTGATTGCCGCAAGGAATGTGATCGCCATGCCTTAGTTTCCCACTCTATCGCCGCCTGCCCCAACTTTGGGTGCGCTGCGCCCAGTTTCTAAGCGGCCTGCCAAGGGCGCCTATACCCGCCAAGCCGGTCAACGTGTTGTCGATCGGTGGCCCGTCCGGATCGATGTCGGGTATGCAAATGGCAATCGCCGGGCAAATGATGTGCGACAGAAGCCGCTGCGTCACGATATTCGCCACGCCCACCGCGGTTGCCGGGCAGACAATTTGATACAGCGACCCACCCATCTTGATGATCGCGACACAGACCGCGGTCGCCGCCATCGCGACGTTGCGGAGAAGTGACATATTGGCCACACCGATCGCGGTCGCGGCAAGCGACTGGTTCGTCGTGACCCGCGTGATCGTGACCGCGAGCGATACGACCTGTGTCACGCGGACTTCCGGCGCGTATGTCAGCCCAAGTGACGTGAGCTGTGTTGCGCGCACCTCGTCGGCGTGCGTGACCGCGAGAGAGACAAGCTGCGTCAACCGCCCAAGCGAAAGCTGGATGTCGGCAACGCCGATCGCCGTCGCTGCTAGGGTTTGGTTGAAGGTCGTCATTATGCAAGCTCGGCACCCGCCTCATGCGCGTTGTAGCCCGACACGGTCCACTGCGTCATCGTGTCTGGGTCGGTCTCGTAGGTCTCGTAAAGGCCCGTGTAGACGCCCGATGTCATGACCTGTGCCGAGCCCGTGCCCAGTGTCCCATTCGAGTTGTTCAGGAGCTTCAACTGGCTTGAGCCGCCCGCCGTGCGCTTGACCGCCGCGCCGACCTGCATCCCGAGAACCGTCTTGCGGGTCGTTGGCAGAGAGCCCATCCCCACGAGGAATTGGTTGCCCACCGTGCCGGTCTCCAGATAGGTCGTGTCGTCGTCGATTACCGGGTCGTCAATCTCGACATAATCGTCGCCGCCGTTGAGCGGGGTCCATTGCCGGACGCTGCCGTTAGCGTTGGGGAGCGTGGCGTCAACCTGCGCCTCCACGGTCAGAACCGTGTTGTTGGTCGAGCCATTCGTGTCGAAGACGAAGAAATCATCGATCTTGCACTGCCGCACGTCCCGCACGATCTGGAAGTCATTGAAGAACGCGGACCCGCCGTTTTGCGTGTCGGCGCCTGTGAGATTGATAATCTGTGCGCCGTTCAGATACATATTCACGTACCCGGTCGTGTCATTGACCTTGGCTTCGATCCCGAAGAAATTCCAGTTCTGCAAGGTCAGAACGCTGTTGGCCGATGTTGCCAAGGTCGTGCCGTCGCCGTTCTTGACCACGATCCCATTCAGGGAATTACGTTCGATGATAATGTGCGTCGTGAAGCCTGACCCCGTGTTATGGCGGCAGTTGAACAGCACCGCGTTGTCCGCCAGGGCGCTGTCAACGTAGAAGCCAAGGTGCGGGCAAAGTGTATCCTGCTCGGCTGGCGACGTATAACTAAGCAGGCCAGCGGAGCCCAAGTGGCAACACATGACCCCCGTCCGGAACTCATCGTCGTCCACGGTGGCGACGCTTGAATTATTGAACCCGTTCGCCGCGTTCCAGGTATCAAGCGCAGTGCCATCCGGAACCACGTAGTCCCACGAGCGTGCAATCAATAACGTCATTTTCTACCCCATCCTCTACGTGGTCCGACCCATTTGCGCCTGTGCGAATAACCAAGCCCGCCACCGCCCGTGAACGGCGCGAAGAATTGCCTGTAAAGCGCCACGATCGACGCGACGCCGACCGCGACAGCCGCCATCGTCACGAGGTTCAAGACCCCCGTGGCCGACGCAATCCCCGGAATACACACGGCGGTCACTGACAAGAGTACGAAAAACGTGGCTTTTCTACCAAGTCCGGCGACGCCCGTGGCTGTAGCCGCCAATGTCCGGAACGCCTTCAAGCGCGTGGATATGCTCGCCACGCCGATCGCAGTGGCCGCTAGGGCTTGTTGGACAACCGCCGTCAGTTTGGTAGCGGTCATGCCCGCAACGCCCGTGGCGGTCGCTACGAGAGCCCGGAATGCCGTCAGCATCGTGTTGATCGTCGCGCTGCCCGTAGCCGTGGCCGCGAGCGTGCGGAAGAAACTGGACTCAGTCGCAATACTAGCCACGCCGACCGCGGTAGCCGCGAGAGCCTGTATCGTGGCACTGATCTTGTCCGCGATTAGCGTCGCACTGCCCACGGCGGTCGCCGCAAGCGTGCGGAATGCCTTTAAACGCGCGGATAGGCTCGGCGACCCGGTCGCGGTCGCGTCCATGTCCTGTTGCGTGAATGGGCGATTGATCGCGATTGTTGCGGAACCTGCGGCGGTCGCGCTCAGGTCACGGAACGCGGATAGCGCCGTCGCGATGTCAGGCACGCCGATTGCGGTAGCCGACAGTGCTTGAAGTGTCGCGCCGGACACATCCGGGATGATAATTGTTTGCCGGGGAATGGGCCGATAGATTTCCCATCGCGTCCCAACATCTACAACGCGCCTGATATCCCCCGCTGTCAGACAGTGGTCATAAACCCGCATGTCAAAAATTTGGCCGTCGAATGGGTTGTTGGCGCCTTCCGACGAACCGATTACCGTGCTATTCGTCTGACTTCCAAAGGCATTTGCCGCTGAATGACTTTCGAGGATGCCGTCGCGATAGAAGGTGTAATTCCCAACGGTGCCGCGCGCGCCGCCGTTGAAGCTGATTGCGATATGATGGGTTTGACCTAAATCGCTGTCCTGCCAAGCCCCGTCCGATTGCATTTCCGGCATGTTGCTGGAGCCACGAGAGCCAAAGGCGAATGGTTCGAGCCCCGCGACGGCCGTTGTAAACATCGCGCGGATCGGCTCGCCGCCGTTATTCGTGGTCTGAAATTTAAACGGCGCTGGGTATGCGTCCGGCGAATAATCATCCAGCCGGTACCAGAACGCCACTGTCCAGTCCGACGCCGCGTCCAGAATGAAGCCATTACTCAGATGATCCCCGGAATTGGCGCCAAACTCCCACACGTTGGCACCGAAAACGGACGGGGCCATCCTCTGGTCGTCCGTAGACCCGACAATCGTGTTGTGGTGGCCGTACCCGCTAATGTCAAAAAGATGGTTTGAGCCAAACAATGGCCAACACGCGGTAAGGTGCTCGACATGCCGTTTCGTGCGGTCAAGCGTGACCGGCCCCTTCGGAAGAGAAAGCCAGTCCGGGCGCCTTGGGATAAGGATTTGGGCCATAAAAGGCCCTTATGCGTGTGGCCCGAGAGCCTTGGGCGTGACGGTCAATGCCCAGCCGGTCGCGAAGTCAACGCCGGTCTGGTTCTCGACATAGAAATTGTAAACCTGACTGGTGTAGACGTTGGGCAGCGGAATTTCGATCGACTTGACGGTGTCTGTCCCGGTTCCCCAATTCGGATCAATGTGGAAGGTCCCGAATGGTTTTTCCTGATAGCTCGCGTCAGGGACAGCCTCGTCGTCCGTCCCGTCAACATTCATCAGGCGACCGTATAAGTTCACATACGGCGCGGACCCAACCGTCCCCGTAGCGTATTGGCAGCGCAGGACGGCGGCGGCGTAATTCGCGTCGTCGTCGTTAGTGAATGCGTCTAGGTCAGTCGTGCCGTTGGAAAACGCGCCGTCCGTAACGGCTGCCACGGAATTTGATAAATCCGTCGCCGTCCCGAAAAATTCGATTGCGGCGTTCGTCGTGATCGACATGGTCTAGGTCTGTTCGAGCGTGATCGTGAATTGAATCTGATCATCCGTGGCCAGCCCGATCCCCGTGAACGTGCCAATAATCGGCATGGACCCGTCCGTCGCCGCGGTATGAAGACCCGCCTCGCTGATCGTCTTGGTCGCGGCGCCACAAGTGTGAATACCGATCCACCTATTGGTTTGCGTGGTGGACTGATCTTCCGTGGTGGCCGTCACACGAACCTCGGTCGCTTCATTTTCTAGGCCTGTTGACGACTTGCCATCCGTGACCGTGCCTGACCCCCAAGAGATATACCAACCCGTCACGGACGTGGAATGGTCGATTAGATCGACAACAAGTTCCTCGCCCTCGGTCGTGTAGGTCGTGCCCATTTACTTGTCCTTCATCGCCAATTTCGCGAGTAGCTTGGCTGCCGAATCGCGAAGTTTCACCGTCTCATGGTGCCGGAATTTCGTGTCGCCCTTCCGTTTGACCCGAACTTCCAGCTTCGCTGTCGGCTGCGCTGTCGCTGCTTTCACCTGTCGTCTCCGCTAGTATTTTCAGCATATCATCGATGGTCGCGCCGCCAGCAACCTTGACGCCCCGCTTCGAGCACAGCTTTCGCAACGCGATCAGCGGATTCTGCGCGGCTTGTTCCTGCCGTTGAGCTTTTGCCAGCTCTCCCGGCGTCGGGATGGCTTCGAGTTCTTCCGGCAACGGAGGAAGTGGCTCCTGATCGCTGTTGCGCTGGGCACGGCGGAACGCACCACGATTGATAGGCTCCTTATCCAGGACCCCCGCTTGCTGGGCATTGATCAGCGCGGGGAGGATATGGGGCTTGGGTGCATCCCGGTCGATCGGGATTTCATAGGCGTCGGCCAGATCAACGAGCTGGCGGCGGCGTAGCGACGTTAGAGGCGTGACCGCTATCGGCATTTGCCCCGGTAGTGTCGGGCCTTGTACTCCCGACTCCGGGAAACTGTCCGTGAAGTTTGCCATTTGCTTGTCCTTGTCCGCTTGAATCTTCGGGATTGTACGAATCGGTGTTGATCGGTGGCATCGGGAAGCCGGGCGGTGTCGATGGCCCTTCTTTCTTGAACTTCTCCGCTTCCTCCGGGGTCACGTACTGGAACGTGTCGCCGTCCTGGAGCTTGACAACGGGCTGCTCCTTGTAGCCGTACACGCCGCCGTCCTTGATCGAGTCCACAAGGCTCGTGCCGTGGCTCAATTCGACCTCCATGCCCGACAGCGATGCCATCGTGACCCACGCTTCCGTGCAAGCCCGCCCGGACTCGGCGTACTCCCGGTTTGGATAGGTGAAGTCGCAGCCGAACAGTTTCAGCTTCTTGACCCCAATATGCATCGCGTAGGCGATCGCCTGGGCCACGCCGTTGTTGAGATACGGCTTGCCAAGAACCGGCTGCGAGATTTTCGAGACCTCGTCGATCGGGTAGTCATAGGACAGGGGGATAACGTCCGGGTAAGCCTTGGACGTGATCACCGGCTTGCCACGGCGCCGCAGCAACGTGAATAGGCCGGGCTTGAATGTCTCTTGGTCGTGAAGATCGTCCATCCAGAACACGACATCGTGCCAGATCAGGTTCGCCGCCATGTTGATCGCCCAGATTTCATCGGCGAAGTCCGGCGACGCTTCCTGGGTCAGGACCTTGTTGAACAGGTCCGCCACGGAAGGCCCCATGCCGCACAGAGCGACGGTCTTGGGCGCGTGGTCGAGATACCGGCGTACCGTGCCGTCCTCTTGCTGGACTAGCTTCTCGCGGGGCCTGCGGGCCGCGTGAGCGGCTAATGCTTCCTGCCGGTAGGCTTCCGCCTGCTTGCCGATTTCCTCGCCAGCGTCTTCCAGCGCGTGGGCGTACTCGATCAGCTTGGCTTTGGTGGCTTTGGTAAGGTCGGGACGGTCTAGGTGGCCGTCGCTATCGTCGCGCCGCTGTTCTGAATCATTCGCCATTTTGATCCCACAAACTCCAATTTCACTAGGTCATCCGCCTGGGTGAAGACAATCTGGCCGGTGGCGGTTCCGGTCAAACTCAATGATGCTTCCCCCGTCGCGGTAACGAATATGACTTTCTGCTGGCCTTCTATGCCGTCCTCTAATGAATAAACTGTAACCCCGAATCCAGTCGGACCCGCTCCCAGAATGTTCGCGCTTACGTCCAGGCAAATAGCCTGCGCGGTCGTCGCTGCCGTCAGTGTCTCGGTCGAGTGATAGCCCGGCCCCCGTGTGGGGACCGGGCCACCTGTAATTGCGACCGACATTCATCAAGTCGCGGTTGCGAGGGTCGCACCTTGGGAGAGAGTCACGAACCAAGTCCCGGCAACCTGCTTGAGCACCACGAAATCCGTATCGGCTTGGAAAACGTGGGCACCCGTCGCGGTGCCGGAGAATTGAAGCGTGGCCTCGCCAGTCGCGCCCATCTGCACGACCTTTTCCATCAGCTCGTGCCCGTCGCCAGTCGCCAGTAGATACTGGTTCCTGAGTAACGAGCCAGTCGCCGTCCCCGCGCCAAGCGTCGTGACTTGGTGCGTGGTGGAAATGGTCTGTTGTGCGGTCGCCGTCGATTGCGTCATAGCCTCGACGCCGTCCACGGAGTTGATCGGGCGGACTTGTGCGCCTGCCGTTGTGGTAATAGCCATGATTACCCCCTATGCGCTCAGAACAGAGGCGGCGTGGCGGATGCAACGGCCCCAGTTCGAGTTGAGGACAACACCGGCGTGCCACGATTTCCAGCCCATGGTCGTGACCTCGTTAAGAGGATCAGCGGAACCCGCCGAGCCCTTACCGTGGCTGATCATCTGAACGCCCGGAAGGCGATCGCCGACCACATACGACTCTTTGACGTGACGCGTACCAAGACCCACGGAACCCACGGCTTCCTTGCCGTAAATCACCGTGTTGTAGACATCGGAACGGTTTGTCGTGCCGCGCACGTCCACCGTGGCCGATCCGGTCGTGGTGTCGCCCGATCCCGTGTCGATGCTCGCTTCCGTGGTGGCAATCCAACGGACGCCGCCAACGGACCCAAACTCGCCGCGCTCGACGGCTGTCTGGCTGGAGTATTGCTCCACGGGAACAAAACCGGTCAAAGTGCGGATGTCTTCCTCGGTATCCACATGACAGAAGCCCCAGTACGCGGACCTGATCGGCGTGGTGCCGATGTTCCGCGAGCCTTCCGTCTTCGGGAGGAACAGCATCGCATTTTGTCGGTTGAGCTGGTTTACGGTCGTCGCGATCTCGGAAAGGCCAAGACCCGCAAGGGCCACGGTCCCGCCAATATCGGTCGCCGTAGTGGCCGCGCCCGCAAGCACGGCGGTGAAGTTGTCTTCCGCGATATCTCGTTGAAGACGGTTAAGAGACTGGCCTGCGTTCATGCCGAGAATTTCGGACAATTTCGCCGCCTGACCGTTGAAGTTGATCAGATCAACCTCTTCGTTCAAGAGGATGTAATTGCCGTATTTCGCGACAGTCGCGGTCAGGTCAGTCACCGAAGGCTGCACGCCCTGCCTTGTCGGGAAGGAAATGCTGCCAGATAGCTCGGTCAGTGCGGTCGTTACGGGAGTCAGGTTTTCAATCCGACGCCACTTCGCCGTGAACGTGCCAGAATGCTCCGAAATCTCCGCGGGCTCAGTCCCAAGGTAATAGGGCGCCAGAGCCTTCGCGTTGCGAAGCAGGTTGACCTGAAACACGACGTTTACTGGACCGGCAATTTCCGTTGTGGTGGTGAGTGCCATGTCATCGCCTGTGTGTTAAGCGGACTTGACCATTTGCTGCTCCATGAAGTTTTCCCACTCCACGTCGCTCATCTGCGACATTTCAACAGCGTTCGGGCCAGTCTTATCGTCCGCTTGGGTTACGGTTCCTTGCACTGCCGCTGTCGCCGCCTCGATGTCGTCCCTAACCGTGTCGCCGCCGCCGTTGCGATATTCCACCAGCGTATCTTTCACCCACTCACGCCCTGATTCGAGCGCCGTACTCCAGGCTGCCGGATTTTCCCCGCGTTCCGCGAACGCTTTCACAAATCCCGGATCGTTCCGGCCGTAAGCCTCAAGCATGCCAATCGCAACGTCGCTCTTGATACCCTTGAGTTCTTCCGCCTGACCAACGAACTCGACGGCACTATCCAGGTCTTTCTGGACGGAACTCGCCTGTTCCTTCGCCATAGCCTGTTCGGCAAAATCAACGACCGGCTTCAATGCTCGTAACGCAGCGGTGTCGGCCTTCGGGGCAACTGCCTCGGTAGTGCCTTCACCAGCGTTCTCGAATTGATCAAGAAGCTGGTCTAGCGCCGATTCCCCAGTGCCGCCCTCAGCCGTGCCCGTTGGGGCTGGATTGGACGCATTCTGCTTACCCGGCATGTTCATCATCTCCTATTAGCTGTACCACGATGGATTTTTCACCGGCAACTTTGCCGGACTCGTAGGCATATCGAAGCCCCACGGACTCCGGATCACGCTGTTCCGCCGCCCTGGGCTGCCAGGGCCGCAAGTGCGTCCGGGTTATCGCCGAGAGCAGTTCCCGGAACTCCGGGCTGGCTCGCAGGTTGTCCCTCAACGCCTTGAGGTGCGGCTGCCTCGCCAAAGAATCGTTGGGCATTCTGTTCTCCCGAGAGGACGAAAGCGTGGTTGATCACTTCCATCCAGTTAACTGGTATCGGTTGCTCCAGCGCACGCGCTTGTTCCACGATCTGGAGCGCGAATTGGATCGCGCCAAAGAAATTCTGGACCCGCTCGCGCTCGTCGAGCACGCCGGCCGATCCGTGGACCTTGAACGTCACAAGATCAGGTAGGTCCGCCGCGGCGACGCGGGCGTAGCCCTCAATCCCGCCAGCATCCACGTTAATCTCGCGCGGGGTCTTCATGACCTTCTTGATGATTTCCCACTCGTGATACAGGATCGTCGTCAGCGGGCCTTGTTCCACTCCCGTAACGAAATCATCCGTCCTCGCGATACCCCGTGACGCTTCCAGCTCGTGCGCGCCCGTGCCCGTGTGGGACTTGACCTGTCCGCCACGACGCGGGTCGTTCACGCCAGTCACGTCCTCGTACTGCTTGAGCAAGCCCACATAGATGTTGAACAGCGCGGACGGGTCGCCCACGTCCTGCGGCTCGATCGCGTTGGGCGCGTCCGTGGGCCAGCGTGCGCCGGGGAATATCTCCGGGCCACCCATCGCCGCCAGTTCCGCGTCGTGGCGGTCATAGGCGATCGGCGGGCGGGCATTCAAGGCTGCCACAGCCATAAGGTCGTTCGCGGCGGCGGTCGCGGCTTCCTGGATCGGCTGCCCCTTCATCAGAGGCGAGGACCCGTAGGAGCTGGACACATCGTCGCGCATGTAGTGACCCACGACGTAGGACCTGAATGACGCGTTGTTTTTCTCGAACCGGATCGCGCGGGCATCGCCTTGATGGACCGCGACGGTAATCGTGACATTGGGCAGGAAGATCGACGAGCGAGACTTGGGCACGACAACGTCGCCCTCAAACTCGATAACCTCGACCTGACCACGCCGGTTCATATCGTCGTTGCGAATCTCCAGCTTGTTGACCTGGGACATGATCCAGCCCCGCTTTGACCCACCCTTCCGGGCCGCGCGCTTCAATGCCTCCAGGTCCTGCCAGCGAGGCATGATCACGGACGGGACAAGCGCCACGCCCTGGTGCATGACCGATCCAGGCGAATCGTCGAGATAGACGTGCTTGAGAGACATGGGCAGGACAGCCGGCCCCATCGTGTTCTGCGCGATCACGCCACGCGGATCATGACGGAACTCCGCCAGCTTGACCGGGAGAATACGGACCACGCCCGTGCCATAGCGGATCATTTCGGAGTCGAATAGTTCGATCGATTGGCGGAAATCATAGCTTTTATGGAAGTGGTCGATCGTCGCGTGAACCAACACGTCGGACGTTTCCTGGTCTAGTTTGATCGGCGTAGCCGCGTCGCCGATCAGCGGCACGTTTTCACGGCGCCGGTTCCAGCGATCCCGATAGGAATCCGACACGTCCGAATGTACGGCGTACCATTCCGTCGAGCGCGGGAACTTCAAGCGCCGGGCATCGGCCGCGATCACTTCCAGGGCTTGGGCCTGCAATGGAAGCTCGATATTGGGATACCAGTCCAGTTCCTCGCCCATCGCCATGTCTCGCGCACGGGGCATCATGGAGATTTGGCGATCGATGTCCTTCCACATGGCTTCGCGATCGCGGCGATTTTCCCGGCGACGCGTCAGTTCCTCCTTGATCCAGGCGCCGATCGCGTCCCAGTCGTTCGATGAAAGCCTTGGCTTGTCAGGCATTGGAAAAGACCCCCTTGGCCTGCATTTCCTCGGTAAACGCGGCTGCGTCGTTGACCAAGACCTGCCGCACCGTCCCCAGATTCGTGTCCTTCTTGAAGTGGATCGTCCGCGCCGTGCCGTTGCACGCCCATAAGCCGTGCGGGCAGCCATCCAGGTCCACCTTGGTCGCGATGTAGATCATGCCGATTTTCTTGTCCTCGACACTGGCCATGTCCAGCTTGTCGCCGGGTAAATTGCGGGCAATCCGCTCCGCTATCTCTAGCTCGCTCGTTTCCATGACTGGCCTCCGACGATCGGTTTCCTTGGTCCTTTACGCTTGGGCTTGGCGGGCGGGCGGACAATGCCGTAGCGCCGCATCATGAACGCGTATCGCATCGCGGACATGATGTCGTCACGTTGCGCCACAATGACGCCATCTTTCCTGTGGTAGAGGCGCTTTTCCTCGAACCACTGGGTTAATGTGTTGAAAACCTTGAATTTGCCCGTTCGCATGTATTCGAATATTTCGATTACACCCGGCTCGCGGTGGTTGCCGCGCTCGTCGGGATAGTGGGCATGTTCCTTGAGCATCCGCAGGCCGTGACTGCGATATTGGTCTTTCAGGGCCACGCCGGACCCCTTGTCTCGATTCAGGCCGTCATGCGGCCACGCGGTCGGTATCCAATCGCCGTGCTTCCGCATGGCCTGTGCGTGGTAAACCGGAGTTTCACCGGGAGCGCGATAGCAGTCGTAGACGTAGATGGTATCCGCGTCACGATCGTGAGCAAGGAAGGCGCCCGCGGCAGGGTGGTCGATCCCAAAATCAACACCGTTAATTCGGGCGAAGTGTGGCGGTATCTCGAATGGCGGGATAGATATCGCGTCGTCGGCGATCGGAAAGACGCCACCGGAGCCCAGCATTGGCGTCCCGGATACCCTGGTTTCTCGTTCATGCGGCGGGAAAGACAGCTTGAGCCGCTCTTTCTCGTCCGGGTCCAGGTGCGGCGCGTCGTCCCATCCCACATTCGTCGAGTAAATCCCGCGACCCGCTTCGGCGTTGATAAAGTGGAGAACAACATCATCCGGACCTAGCAATGGGGTGAACGTGAGGACGATCATGCCCTTGGAATCGGCGGTGCGTGTCAGAGCCTCCGTGTAGATGTCCATCGGCGGTTCTTCATCGAGCCAAACCCAGTCCAGCTTGGCGCCCTGCCACTTCTTGCGGCCCTGTTCGTAGGTTTTCATCGAACACATCGACACGCCACCGGCCTTGTGCTTGACCTTGATCGTGTCCACGACCTCGGTCACGCCGGCTTGGCGGTATTTAACCTCGATCAAACTTTCCTTGGGTATCCAGCCGGTTCCGTGCTCGCCTTCCTTGCCCAATAGCTCGAACTGGACAAGATCGCGTGATGCCTCGCTGGACTCGGACCCGCACCAGCCGCGTGTCGCGCGGTCCCATTTGCGGCCCTTCCACCATTTCGGATAGAAGCCGGTCAGGTGGCAGGCCATTTCCGCGCCCGCGCTTCGAGTTTTCCCCACCCTGTTCGCGGCCATCAACATGCGCTCGGGGTTTTCAGCCCCGGCGTTGTGGAAGTCTATTTGCCAGTGATACGCCCCGATATTCGGATGGCCCCACGGCTTATCGTGGTCGTAGGGCTTCCCGTATTCGAGAAAGAGTTTCCTCTCTCTAGTTCGGCGTTCCAGTTCCGCTAAGGCGCGGTCTTCGGCTAATTTCATGCAACATCGCGGCTATTCCGGTCCAGGAAAGTCTGGTACCAGCCCATATATTGCATCATCCCGGTCTCTAACGTGAACTTTGGCGTCCAGCCGAGCAGGTTCTCGGCTTTTTGGACACTTAGCGTGCCCCTACGCGGCTTTTCCGGATCATCCGGGAGATATAAAACCTCCGCGCCGGTCTTCTCGACGACGATGTCCGCCAACTCCTGCAACGAGCGGCCATGCCCGCCCGTGATGTTGAATGTCTCTCCGGCGGAAGTTTGGCGTTTATTTATGATCGACCTTGTGCCAGCCACCAGATCATCGATGTAGGTGAAGTCCGACAGGATCGAGCCGTCGCCGAATATGCTGATTGACTGGCCGGCGAACGCCTGTTCCATGAACTTCTGTGTCACCCGCCCCGATATGCAGCGCGGGCCGTACAGCGCGGACGGGCGCACGATCGTGGTGTCGATCCCGAACGTGTCCCGATACCCCGCCACCATCTGCTCGCCAGCCGCCTTCATGCGCGCGTATATCCCGATCGGATTGAGCGGCGTGGTCTCCATGACCGTGCGCCCTTCCGTGTTGCCGTACGCAGTGCTTGAGGAAAACCACACGACATGCGGTGGCTTGGGCAGGTTACGTGCCACGTCGAGCGTGTTTTGGAGGGTGATCAGGCTGTTGTCGAAAGTCCGCTTGGGGTCCTTGTTGGACCGATCGACGTGCGCGACCGCGGCCAAGTGGATGATCACGTCCGGCTCCAGCGCGAGAAGCGCGGGGCTCAACTGGTTGTAATCGGCCGCGTCGATCCGGATCACCGGGATTTCCACGACATTCAGCAAGTTAAGCCTGTGCTCCGTGATCAGCACGGAATCGGCCGGCGACGTGCGATCAGCGCGCAGGCTGTAGTAGTTGTTCACCGACAGCGAGTCGATCACGGTCACGTTGTTCTTGGCGACCATGCCGAGCGCCATGTGATGCCCGATAAAGCCCGCCCCGCCGATAATCACGATATTCATGTCGCCTGCCTCACTGGTTCCGCCACGTCACAGGCGATCTTAAATTGCTCAATCTGGAACGCAAGCTGTTGACGCGACAGGTGCGGGCCGCACGACAGGCAGATTGTCTCACGCGAGATTTTCTCCGCGATCGGGAAATCGCCAGCGGCGTAACCCAGGTCCATGTAGTACGGCGTCAGTGGCGGGATCGGATTGTAATACACGCTCGTTTCGACCCACCGGGCGTGCATCGTGTCCCGGATCGTGTCCCGCGACATGCCCTCCGGCGCGAATACCGACATGGCATAGGCAGCGCCCGGCATGGACTCGATCCGGCCAAAGTCCCGCAGATGGTGGCGCAGGATCGCGTGATTGCTTTCGCGGCGGTCAAGCCACAAGGATTGCTTCTTGAGTTGAGCCAGCCCCAGCGCCGCCTGCATTTCCGACATTCGGTAGTTCATGCCGATATCGACGAAATTCCCCGCCTCATCCTTGCCGAAGGCACGCAGCCGCTTGGCGCGCTCCGCAAGCCCTGGGTGCTTGGTCAGGAGCATTCCGCCCTCGCCCGTGGTCATGTGCTTCACGGGGTAGAACGAGAAGGTGCCTACGTCGCCCCACAAGCCCGCGTGACGGCTCCTGTGGCGTGCCCCTAGGGCAAGGGCGCAGTCCTCGATCACGGACAGGCTGTGCTCGCGTGCGATCTGGTTGATCCGGGCCATGTCGCACAGTCGCCCGAGATAGTGGACCGGCATGATCGCGGCCGTGCGTCTCGTCAGGGCCTTCTTGATTTCCTCCGGATCGATGTTCCCGGTCGCCGGGTCCACGTCCACGAATATCGGGTCCGCGCCCACGAGGCTGACAGCAAGCGCCGTGGCGGGGTGCGTCAGGGCCGGGACAATGACCTCGTCGCCGGGTTTGACCAGCATCAAGCACGCGATATGGAGCGCGGCCATGCACGACGTAACGGCGGTCGCCATGCCGCCCTGAGTGTATTCGGAAAACGCGGCCTCGAACTCGGTCACGCGCGGCCCGTTGGTCAGGGTGCGCTGCGCGAGCGCGGCGACGACCATGTCGCGGTCATCTCTGCCTATCAGGGGCTTGCCAAATTCAACTCTCATCGCCTGCCTCGCGTAGATAGGTGTTCTGAATATGGTGGAAGCCGAATTTCTTGAACAGGGCTATCGAGGCGGGATTGTTCGGATTGATATTGGCGACCCAGCCCGCACGGCGCTCGGACGGCTTGTACGGGAGCGGTTTGAAAGTCACCATCAGGACTCTCAGGGCTTTCGACGCATAGCCCTTGCGGCGGTATTTTTTCAGAATGCTGATGCCAATCTCGTTCCGTTCCGTGACACGCAACTGGCCGACCGTGCAAGCTGCTTCCGTATCCAAGATCAGGAACCACCGCGCGAAAGGATGGTCCTCAACGAAAGCATCATGTCGCCTCCGGCTCGGCAATTCCTTGTGGCTGATGTTCGTGTGGGCCTCGGACTCGTCCGACCGCTCTTTCAGTATTCTCCATAGGACGTCCGCGGCGCCCGGAGAACCATGAACATCTTGTAAAATTACGTTTGACATTCTGCCTCCAGTTGCGGGCGTAGCCGCTCCAGGTCTTCCGGCGTGTCCACTGTCCACGAGTCTTTCTTCCAGAACGACGTGACGTGTTCACGGTCGTACTCGTTCATGAATGGCAGGCAGCGCAGGAACTCGTCAGTCCACACGCCCTCGGCCTGGAAGCCCGGTGTCGAGACCGCGGGAGGCGCGTACCGCACACCCCTTTCCAGCCGCTCGACAATCTGGTCGATCATCATCGCGGTTATGAACGGCGAATCCGCGCACACGCGCACGAAGGCGTCGCAGGGATAGCAGTGAATGGCCCAATCGAACCGCGCCACAACGTCCTTTTCCAGGCCCGTAACGATTTCTACGTCCTGACGCGATGTCAAATAATGGAGAAGATCATCATTTTCCTCGGTGGCTGGAATCGCGACCACGGTCTTGTCCACGCTCGCGCCGACGATCCTGTCCAACAGGATACCGATTAGCGGCTTGCCCGCGACCTCCGCCATGACCTTACCGGGAAAGCGTGTCGAGCCCATGCGGGCCTGTACGATCGTGTTGATGATCATGAAGTCATCTCCTGGACCGCGTCGCGGTAGTCACAAATCACCTTTAATTGGTCCGGCAATATTTCGACAGCGTGGTCCCGGCTTTTTTTGCCACGAGCGTCCCGAAAATGAACCTCGACCATCGGGCATCCGTGGCTGATCGCGTAGAGTGACGGCCAGATCGTGCCGGAGTGATCGGACAGGCCCATCTGGGTTATGCGGTGCCTATAGTCGCTCGTCAAAGCCTCTGACAAGGGCGCGGGATATTTTGCAACGCAACTCAAAAACTGACATTCGCGGCCCTTGATCAGTGGCCCGATCTTTATCCAGTCCCCGCGCTCCATCATCCCATTCGAGACAATCAGCGGCAAGTCGGTCTCGTCGTATGGGAACGTCATCGCGGCGCGTGACGCGACCTTGGCTGCGTCGCACAGCTTGAGCAACCGCATGGCCTCGTCCTGGAAGACCGACAGGATGAAGTGGATTCCCGCGTCATGGGCGCGTCGCGAGACTCCCAGCCACCCGTCATAGCCCAGCACCGTGTCGTTCCAGTACGGCATGCGCTCATCGTCGCCTTCGACGGGGCAGAACAGCGGCGCGTCCTTGACGAACGCCTGAAACTTGATCGCGTCCGCGCCACACTCAGCCGCGACCGTGACGAGTTCCTTGGCACGCTCCACGTCGCCGAAGTGATTCGTCCCGGCTTCCGCGATGATGTAGGTCGGGTTCCCGTTGCCTATCTCGCGCTCGCCTATAATCATCGCACGCTCCGCATGCTCGAAGTTTCACACATCACGGGAAACACTCCTGCCATTTGCGGAAGAACTCCGCGACTTGTCCGGGGTCGTCGAACGGGGCCTGGACGGTCCTGTATTGCTCGCTCCTGGCGGCTGTCACGACCAGCCAGTCCGAGTCGCCCCAGTAGTTCGCGTCTTCCGGCTCGAACCCGGCGAGGCGCAGGGCTGCCTTCAAGGTATTCAATGAGAAGCGGAACGAATGAAGGTCGGCCTTCTGCTTCCCGAGGTATGCCGACAGGGGCTTCTTGAATGGCACCATCAGGCGCGACCCGGTCGCGACGACGATCCTGCCGTCCGGCGTAAGGCAGTCGCGCGCACGTTCGAGCATGCCGATGCAGTCGCCGCAGTTCTCCAGGGTCCAGAGGATCGTGACCACGTCAACCTCGCTCGGGACAAACGTCTCGATCGGTCCCTTGTGGCTTGGTATCCCGGCCATGATCAGCTTCTTGACGTTCTCCTGGGCCGGCTCGACCGCGGACACCACGGCGCCACGCGACCGGATCATCTTGAGAAAGTCCCCCTCGCCCGCGCCGACGTCCAAGACGCGCTTCTTGTCCCAGCCATATTTCTGATCGAACCATTCCGCCACGAAGAACAGCCTCGCCTGCACGGCGGGCCACTTCGACGTGTAGCCTTCGCCCCAAATCCGGTCCCAGTCCGCCGCGATCGCCTCGACTGAGCGGCGCTCCTTGGCGTACACGAAACCGCACCCACCGCAGATATGCGGGAGACCGTCCGGCTTGTAGTCGCCCGACACGGGGATAGGCGCGCTGTCCGCCGTGCCGCACAAGTCACAAACATGCGTCGTCATTCGGCCCAACCCTTCCTGTCATGTGCGTCCTCGTTCCAATGCGCGTCTATCACCTGGTCAAGCTGGCCACGCGTCATGTCGAGATATTCAAGAACCTTGTGAATGAATTGCGCCGGGAGCTCATGGTCGTATTCCAGCGCGAGCTTCATGCCTTGGTCCCTAGTCATGTGCCCGCCTTGTATTAGCCGACTAGCCATCCGCGTGGCGCGGCCAAAACCAAACTTGACCCACATGAGATAGAAGTCCAGGCCGTCGATCATGTCATCGATCGAGTCGAAGCCCTCGAATGATCCATTGGACTTGCCCCACCAGCGGACGCCCCAGTGGTTTTGCCAGTCAACAAGCCGGGGGTAATCCGCCACCCGGCCGCGCTCCTGTTGGAAGCCCATCTGCTTGCGCGCGTCCTTGGCATTGCGGTAGATATCCCAGTCGAAGAAATACGACCAGTAGTATGCTTTTATTTCGCCTGCGTCTCCCGGATAAATATACGGCGCCAAGTCTCGTTCCGAGATGTCGTCGTCCGCCCAGTTCAGCGGATGGTCCCCAACCTGATTTTCAAGCACTTCATCCAGGTTCCGGGTACGGCGCGACTCGTCATCCAGCACGAGCCCGCCGTAGAAGGACTCACCGTGCTCGGCGTAGAAGACTGTCTTGATCCCGTATGCCTTGGCAACTTGTAGCGGGACACTGTTGACCCCTGCATCATAGTGCTGCTTGGGGTGCCCACGCTCGATCGTAAATCGTCTAGCAAGAGCGCGACTGACACGCTGATCCACACGATGGTAATGAATATCGAAACCGCTATTACAAACAGCATCGAGATTATGACGGCCCACATCAGTCCATAGCATCTGACCATAGCAGACCAGAAGCGGGTTAAGCCCGAAATCATGTTTCAGCCTCCATGCGATCATCGCGGAATCCTTGCCGCCAGAAAACGGCACGACACAGTCATAAGGCGCGCTGCCAACAAACCCCGCGATCAGGTTCTTGAACTCGCGCTCGCGCACGACCCAGTCAATATTCTTCCTCGCGTCAGCCTCCAGGCACGCATTGCAGCGACCGTCCGTGAACACGACGCGCGGGCGCGTGTCCGGCATGAGACATGTCTTGCAGATCATTGTACAGCTCTCCAAACCGCCGCCTGACGGCCGCTTTTGTTTCTGCGGCGCACGCCCGTGTCCTCGATATACCCAGCGGCGTGCAACTCCGAGACACGTGGGCGAATCGACAGCACTGAAAAACCAAGCACGGACGAAATCTCATCGGCGGTCCTAGTGTGGCCCGCGCGGTAATAGTCGAGCACCAAACGGCGAAGCGTTTCCGCCTTTGGGGCAATCGCCTCCGCAGCCACAACAGATGTCTCCGGCGCCTCGGTCTTGTGTCCAGGGAACAGAGGGTACGTCTCGCCAGGGTCCATCGTCATAGTCCTTTCATGTTGACCGTCGCATACCTAGCGGCATGCTCGGGGAGGACCGAAATGGTCTTCGACCATCGGCCTCATAGGAATCCCGGCTTCCGCGATCTTGCGCTTGAACATCGCGACGTGTTTCCGCGTGAAATGGAAGATATTCGACGTCGCGCACGCGGACGCGCCAGCGTTAAACGCATCTATCATGTGTCCCGGTACCCCGCAGCCCGACATGGCGATGATGGGCTTGTTAAACAGCGCCGCCAGCTCGCGGATAAAGTCCACGTCATAGCCCTGGAGAGACCCGTCCCGTGAAAACGTCTGGGACAGAATCTCGCCGCACATCGAGAACGAAAGACCGTCATAGTTCGGCGGCCGCCGCTCAGGGGGGTGCGCCTCGACACCCGCGACAACCGACGACGAGCCCAGCTTGCCTACAAGCCGCTCGATGAACATCACGTCATTCAAGGCATGATGCCCAACGACAATCTTATCAGCGCCAGCATTCATCAGCTCCCGCGCATAATCCCACGTCCTGACATGACCACCAACAGCCAGCGGCAGGAACAAATCACCCGATAGACGCTCGACAACCTCGATAAACCGCGTCGTCGATGTCGCGTCAGGCTCCGGCGTGATGTCCAAGACAACAAGCTCGTCAGCGCCCTCCAGATCAACGAAATCCAGAGAATACGTCCGGTCAGCACGGAAATGCTTGGAACGAACCAGCTTCCCGTCAGAAACCGTCAAGGCAAGGATCATGCGGCGCTTCAACGCCATTTTTTCTCATCCTCATCGTATCCCGCTGTCTCCGCCGCACGGCGGGCATTGGCCAGAATACCCCTGGCCTTGCGCCGACGCTTGCGAGCACGCTTGTCAGCGTCCGTGTCCACAACCGCCTCGTCCCGCAAGCACGCGCGCAAGGTCCTGACCTGCTTCCAGGAGAAAACCAGCCGGCGCGGCCCACGGCCATTCCGCAACTGACTAAGCGCGCTCTTGCCCATCGAATGGATAAAAGCCAGCGCGCTCCGTGGCAGGTCATCCGCCTCCATCCGTCGCTTGAGACCCACGACCAACTCGCGCCAGCCATCAATACGCCGCCAGTTGTCAGGACTCCCGCGCTTGTCACCCAAATACATCCAAACCCCAATGTCCGGCGTAAGAAGCGCCTCAAACATCCGCCGAAGCCCTAGGCGGCCCTTGGAGAGCCGTATCCCGTCCTCAGCACGGGCTCCCAAAACCGCGTTCTTGAGAGCACGCGCATACGGGTCGAATCCATGGCCAACCGCGCCACCCTGCTTGGGAGACCTAGACATGACTGAAACAAAAGACGCGCCCGCGACAAGCCAGAAGGACATGGCATGCAGCGGACGCGTCCAGGATGCTAGGGGGTAACATCATGAAATCATGAATAACCGAGACATGAAAACGTGTCAATAGTGTAGCGTAGTGTAAGAAAAAAGCCCCAGTGCGGACCGGGGCTGCACCGTCGCACGCTACCGCGTGCTCAGGGGGGCCAAGAGGCCCATAGTCGTGTGGGCGGGGGACGGGGTTTCCGAACCTCCCACAGGGAGGGGAATGCGCCCCGCGTCCTAGCCACGGTG